GCTGTGGCAAAGCATCTGCCCCTTGTTGATAGAAACCATCACTTCAATACCATGCTTAGGATGCTGACGCACAAAGAGATGGCCCCAATTTGCGCCTTTGTAGGGGAAGTCAAAGGCCAGCTGGTTGTCGCTGATAATTTGCGCGGTGCTGCTCCTCTGCCCAGTCATTTTGTCGGTGCTGGAGTCGTATTTCCAGCCTGCTTGGCAGGCGCTCGCTATAAGAAGGATTCCCAGTGAGGTCAGTTTTTTTAACATGTTGCATCCATGGGCGCGGTTTAAATTCGTTCGCTCTGCTTGTGAACAATCTCACCAATCAAAAACACGCCTTCGCCGCACACTTTACGCGGATAACGGCGCTGGTCTACGTTATCACTTGAAAGCCACCACTCGCCAGCATCTCGAATCAGTCGCTTAATGACCAATTCACCCTCGTAATTGACGGCGAATACGTGGCCGTCTTTGGGGTCGGCGCATTCGGTGTTTACCACCACAGTATCACCGCTATGAAGGCCCGGCTCCATGCTGCCGTTGGACACCGCCACTGCAAACAGCTTGCCGGGTGTAAGGCATCTCTTGGCGTACCAGGCGCTGCCAAACACCATAGGTACACCGTCATCCTGCTCATACTCCACAGCGAAGCCACTGGCCCCGGCTGAAAGCTTGAAACGTACGTGGCGAATAGCAGGGTAGTCGGCGTTGTCGGTGAGGTCGATTTCCCTCAAGGGAGATTTGCCGTTTCCTTGGTCACCGTTCCCGCCCATCAGCTCCGCAACCGTTATCCCGAGCGCCGCAGCCACTGCCGGCTGATTTTTGCGAGTTGGGGCGGTTCCGCCCTCACGCTCCCATTGCTGAACAGAGCCTCTTGTCACGCCCACCCCCGCCGCGAACTCCTCTTCGGTCAGTCTTAGACGGGCCCTGCCGTCTCGAATCAGCTTGTGGATAGACATATTTTTGGAGAATAACTACCATTTTTGATAGAAATACTTGCAAAGCTAGATAATCTATCTACAATATGCGTGATGGAACCTACCGAATCAGCGATTGAGAAAGCCATACGGCTAGCGGACGGCATGACCGCCCTTGTGCGAAAGCTCAACGAGCGAGGCCATGACATCAAAGGGCACGCCACCATTTATCAGTGGAAACAGAGCCGCGTCCCTGCCGATTACTGCCCAGACATCGAATCCATCACAGGCGTCAAGTGCGAGGAATTGCGCTCCGACGTGAACTGGTCTGTGTTGCGTGATACGAAAAAGCAACAAACCACCGAAACCCCCACACCCCGCGCTACCGACAAGGCGGGGGCCGTCTAAATGCGCCAAGCCCAGCAACGCCGCATCGTAAGCCGTGACAAAGGTTGTTTTGTTTTGCATGACCTGAATCATGCTTTTTTTGTCCCAATTTCCATAGGAATCTAGGGGAAACAATGAACACAGTAAATGCCAGTAGCCAGCTAACGCTTGATTTTCAGCCCGGTTTAACAGCGCTGCGAACGAGCTGCCTTGATTGTGTAGACGCTCAGATCAAGTCATCAGGCAAGCCACTTAAAACAGTCGCGGCTGATATGGACATGAGCAGCTCTGAATTGTCCCGCAAGCTAGCGGCCAATAAAGACGACCCACGGCATTTCACTCTGATGGATTTTGAAAAGTATCTGTCAGCCACTGGTGACACGACACCAATTCTTTATCTCGCGCAAAAGTATTGCGTTTCAAACGTCGTCAGGCGCGATCAGGCTTTAAGCGCATTGGCAAACATGGCCCCACAGCTTCAGGCGCTGCTTAAAGCCGCTGGGGTAGCAGCATGAGCGAAGCCAAATTCAATGCCGCAATTGCCGCCCCCACGCCGCCACGGCGCTATGTCAACACCAGCACGACAGAGCAGTACACCCCGCACGTGTGGGCAAGCGCCCGGCCTGAAGCTGATTCTTTTTTATCAGTCCGGTCACGCGGCATAGGAAAGGTAACCCAAATTCAGTTATGCACGTGTGAAAAAGTGTGCAGTGTAGGTAGTTGCGCCGATTGTGTGACGGTCAAGCCGCCGCCGCTTGACGGCAGGTATGACGCAATCGATCTTGATTTTGCAGTACGGCTGGCAGCTGCTGCGGCCAGGGTGAAAGCGAAGGCGGCAGCATGAACCAATCAACATTGGATTTCAGCGGCCAAGCAGAAGGCCATCGCTTAGCCAACATAGCCGCCGATCACGCTGGTGACGACTGGAAGCAAAGCGCCTTTGATGCTTTTTGCAGCTATGCGCGCCAGCATGAATCGTTCACGGTCGAGGAAGTGCGCAACGCCAGCAAAGTGCCACAACCACCGACAAACAAGGCATGGGGGGCTATCGCCATTCGTGCCCGTGATGCTGGCATTGTGGTGGCTGCTGGGCTGGTTAAGGTGGCGCGGGGCCGGATGGTGGCGACGCTTTGGAGGGCGGTATGAACTACCAGAACTATGAGGCCGCAAAGGCGTTCTGGCTACGCGCTAACCCTGGTGCTACACCAGCCCAATATCAAGCGGCCTGCAGGCGCCTAGCGCGTCAGATGGGGATCTAAGTGGCCTGGCTTAAATTTGATGTCACAACACCTGAAAAGCCCGAAGTGCTGGCTATCACGATTGCTATGGGCTGGGAAGACCCGGATTTGACCGTTGGCAAGCTGCTGAAGGTTTGGCGTTGGTTTGACCAGCACACCGTAGAAGGTAACGCCAGGAACGTTACTCCAGCGTTATTTGATCGATTGATTGGTGTTACCGGGCTAACGAAAGCCATGGCTGATGTTGGTTGGTTGGAGATAAACGAGGGCGGGTTGGTGTTGCCAAACTTCGAAACACACAACGGAAAAACCGCAAAAGATCGCGCTTTAACTGCAATAAGAGTAGCAAAATCCAAAGCAAAATCAACGGTTAACGAAAAAAGTAACGCTCTAATCGTTAGCGACGCGTTACCTAGAGAAGAGAAGATAAGAGAAGAGAAGAATAAAAATACAGAACCTAACGGTTATACGTCAGCAGCCAAGCTGCCGACCTGTCCGACGCAATCCGTGATTGACCTGTACCACGAAGTTTTGCCGGATTTGCCGCAAGTCCGGCTGACAAACCCGACCCGAGTTAAAGCCATCGCCAGCCTTTGGCGGTTCGTTTTGACGACAAAAACATCCGAGGGCAGGCCGCGTGCGACTTCAAGCACCGAGGCGCTGGCGTGGATTCGGCAATATTTTGACCGTGCCAGCGAAAACGATTTTTTGATGGGTCGAGGCCAGCGCAGCGCGGAGCACGCCGGGTGGCAATGCGACATTGATTTTTTGTTGTCCGAAAAGGGCAAAAAGCAAGTGATTGAAAAAACGAGAACCGCATGAACGCACGAACACTAGCCCCCTTTGACGAGCCAAACTTCCGCGATTTTGAAACGGCCAAATTGCGCGTCCCACCTCATTCCACCGAGGCAGAAACAAGCGTTTTGGGTGGATTGATGTTGGATAACGGCGCATGGGACACGGTAGGCGGCCAGCTGACAGAACAGGACTTTTATCGCAGCGAACACAAGGTGATTTTCGCGGCAATAAGCGCGCTGGTAAATACCAACAAAGCCGCCGACGTTTTGACGGTGTTTGAGTACTTGCAAAGTCGTGGCAAGGCCGATCAGGTGGGGGGCTTGGCTTACCTCAACTCGCTGGCGCAATACGTCCCAAGCGCGGCCAACATCCGGCGCTATGCCGAAATCATTTGCGATCGGTCAATTTTGCGAAAGCTGGCCGGGGCTGGCGATGCGATAGCCACCAGCGCATTTGACACACAGGGAAAAGATGCGGCAACCCTGGCAGACGAGGCCGGGGCTTTGGTGTCGGGGCTGGTGATGGCAAGCGCACCAGACGAATGGATAAGCACCGACGCGGCGATTGTCACATTGATTGACGCTATCCAAGCCCGTGCCGATGGCCGGGTTGACGCGCTGCCGACCGGTTTGACTGAGCTTGACGAGCTGCTGGATGGCGGCTTGCGGGGCGGTCAGCTGGTCATCATCGGCGCTCGGCCAAGCATGGGTAAATCGGCTATGGCGGTTTCCATCGGTATGAATGTGGCCCAACGCGGCAAAGCCGTGGGCATGTTCTCGCTGGAGATGCCGGCCGAGGAATTGGCCAGCCGACAGCTTGCGATGGTGTCGCATGTCCACCTGAGCAAAATCAGGCGATCAGAGCGATTAAACGACCACGACTGGCCGCGCATCACTGCCGGGTTGGAATCATTGCGCGCCATCAACTTTCATATCAGCGAACAGAGCGGCATCAACATTAATCAGCTTAGGGCAAGGGCGCGTAAGCAGCGCCGCCAGCACGGGCTGGATTTATTGATTGTTGATTACCTTGGATTGATGGGGCAGACGAACCCCAAAGACAACCGCAATACGGCGCTGGGTGAGGCAACGCGGGGGATGAAAAACCTTGCCAAAGAGTTAAACATCCCAATCATTTGCCTGGCACAGCTTGGCCGAGAAGTTGAAAAGCGCACGGGTGCAAGGCCGATTTTGTCCGACTTGCGAGATTCGGGCGAGATTGAACAGGACGCGGACATTGTGATTTTTATTGACAGGCCAGCTCTACGCGACCCGAACCTGGGCGAAGAGTGGAAGCTGTATGCAGAAGCCATTGTCGCCAAGCAGCGCAACGGTTCACTTGGTGCGGTGACGCTGCGCTATGTTGGTGAACACGTTACGTTTTTGGATTGGGGCGATGGTCAAAAACCGCGCAAGCAAAAAACTGGCGGGGGGCTGTGACATGCAACGACTGTCAATCAGCCACAGCAACCAACAGCCTATGCACTCAATACAACAGCCCATAGTGCATCTATTGCGTAGCAAGGCTAATCAAGGCACTAGGCACGCTGAAAACACCTACAAGCGCCCAAATAGCAGCAAGGCGGCGGGCAGTTTTAGCGGATGCGGTGGCTTACGGGCACCCAGAAACAGAGATTCCGGCGCTGCACAAAGCCGGGCCGTGGGTGCAACCTATCGCAGCCAAGCCGGTAAAGCGGGGGTAACGGCATGATTTACGAAAATCTTGACGAATTGATCTTACGGCGCATCAGAGACGGTGGCAATGTCGTTACGTTTTCCAGCATGGGAAAAGATGTAAATAACGAGGCTGATCGTCTGGCTTTTGCTGGTGGCAAGTCTTTTCGAATTGTTGACAGGCGATTGCAGGCGCTCCGCAAAAAAGGATTGATTCGCTTCATTTCAAAGCAATGGGTAACGGCATGAGTTCAATTTCAACAAAGCCCAAGCCCTGCGCCGCCTGCAAGACGCTATTTACGCGCCAGCGCCCGATGCAAAAAGTGTGCAGCCCGATATGCGCCCGAGAAATTGTCCGCATCAAAGCTGAAAAAGCAGCGGTAAAACTTGCGGCCTCTGACAAAAAAGTCATTCGCGAAAAGCTGGACGCATTGCAGACAAAGCCGCAGCTAGTCAAAAAAGCGCAGTTTGCTTTTAATGCTTTCATTCGCGCCCGTGACGCTGGCAAGCCCTGCATTTGCTGTGGCAAGCCGCTACAGGTGGGCGGTGTCGGTGGTGGTTTTGACGCTGGACATTATCGAAGCGTAGGCAGCGCACCGCACCTGAGATTTGACGAAACCAATTGCCACGGTCAGACAAAGCACTGTAATAACTACCTGGCAGGAAACCACGTTGCTTATCGGGCCGGATTGATTGAGCTTATTGGCTTGCGTGAATTGGAGTTGTTAGAGGCTGATCAGACGGTACGCAAATATACCCGTGAGGGCTTGATTGCACTGGCAAAACAATACAACGCTGAAGCAAGACGGCTAAAGGCCATCACATGAAACTCCTAAAAAGAAGCATCGTACTTTTAGCCATGTGGCTGGCGCTGGTTTTGCTGCGCCTGTCTCTGTGTGTCGCTCAGGCAGCCAGGAGGGTGCAGCGGTGACTAAGCGCATATTTATCCTGCGCGACAACGCCATCCGTGCCAATGCTTGCCAAGCCATCAAAGAAGCCCTTGAAGGCTATGCAGTCACATTGTCAGAGCCTACACGCAACTTATCCCAAAATGCCGCGCAATGGCCCATCCTGCAAGCCTTCGCAGATCAATTGCAATGGCCGATAAATGGCCGCATGGAATGGCTGCTTAAAGAGGATTGGAAGGATTTGCTTACCGCAGCTTTTAAGCAAGAAACCGCCCGCGTAGCGCCTGGACTTGATGGCGGCATGGTGTTGCTAGGACAACGCACCAGCAAATTTGGCAAAAAGCAGTTTAGCGACTGGTTGGAGTTCCTAAACGCAACCGCAGCGGCGCGGGATGTGGATTTGCATTATTTGGAAGCAGCATGACCCACGGCGGCAAACGCGCTGGAGTAGGCCGTCCAGCTACGCAGCTAGACACGCGCCGGGTAATGGTGCGAATTGCAAGGGGCGATACACAGCGAGCTATCGCTGATGATTTTGGTGTGTCGAAGCACGTTATTGAGTATCTGGTTAAAAAGCAAAAGCACAAGTAAAAAGCCCCTGAACGGCAAATTCAGAGGCTTTTCGGTTTTCTTTGTGACCTAGCACCACAAATTATATAACCAGAGGGCTATGCCATGAGCGATTTTCCGACGGTAGAGGAAAAATACACGTCAGCCATACACGCCAGCAATCTACGTGTAGAGGCTGACAAAGGCGGCTCTGCCGATGTATTGATCGCGGTGGGCTGGAGCCCGTCACGGCTGGGGGCCGCACTTATGCGCCTGCACAGCGAACAGGACGCTGCTGAGAGCCTTCGCAGCTTTGCGGGGGTACATGAGCAGCTAGACGTGCAGGCATCGCGCTGGGGGATGCCTGTAGCGACTACATCGGCAGTGCTGACCTACTGGCTGGCGCCGCTCTGCAAAGCCTGCCAGGGGCGCAAGTTTGAGACAGTGCCGGACTCGCCAGCGCTAAGTGCCAAGCGGTGCGGATGCTGTAGAGGTGAGGGCGTGGCGCGCATCCCGTGCGGTGACGACGGAAGGAAACTGCTGGGTTATATCGAGGACTGCTTGAGTCGGGCAAGGGACAGTATTAAGGCTAGATTGAGGATGCGCTGAAAATAGGCGAAAGTGCTGGACAGATAACCAGCACTGGCTTTATAATCATCTTGTCGAGTGGTGCAACATGAGACGACAATCAAGGCTGTAGGTCTAGGTTTTCACCCGTTTAGTCGGGGACGTGTTGCACCACGGAAAGCCAAGACCTACAGCTTTTTTGCTTTCCGCCGTCAGGGCGCGAATCGACGCAGCTAATGGGCCAATGTCAGGGCCGCACCCACGTACTGATGGCGCTTCATTGACACCCCGGCGCCCCAGCGTTGCACAGCGACTGGTAAAACAGGCAGACAAACCGACAGCGAATGGCCCACGAACGGGCGCCTGATAGTTGAATGTGACCGTCCTGCGAGTGCTGGGCCTTCAAAGGGCCGGGCAAGGATTCCCAAAACCAGACAGGTCGGGAGCCTCGGGGCGTCATTTGCCCAAAATAAATACACACAGCCTAAAATGTGTGATAATAGTGGCAGGAATTGCAGAGAATGCTTATTCTCTCGCGCCCGACTATCCGCTAGACGCCCGATAAGCCAAGGCTTTGAGGTAGATCGTAGTCGGACAGCCGCCAGTTGAATTATCCTAAATTATCTGGAAAAAGATAATCAAGCCCCGAGCAGCAATGCCTGGGGCTTTTGTACATCCGGGTAGCTCAATGGCAGAGCGTCGGTCTCCAAAACCGAAGGTTGTAGGTTCGAGTCCTACTCTGGTTGCCCTATTTTTAGACAGCAATACCGTCTATCGGGTAATAGCTACCGTTCGTCGGGGGTCTGATCAAGAACGCGGTTAAGCCATCGGGCGCCACCGAGCCGCAGAAACTTGTCTCGGACAGCTTGCGTCTTTGGGCGCCATGACACAGGCTTAGGTCGTGGCGGGGCTTGCGGGCGACCGGCACCGGGTCTGGTGCCGCCTTTCATGCCTTTCCCCTGTACACAGCGCGCACTACTTTTAAGCTGCATTTAAGTTCGATCAAGCGGGTCAAGCTATAGCCAACCGTTGATCCCGTCCGGTAGGCGGTGCGGACAATGGCCATCGCCACTTTGTCCGCCTCCTTTTGTACATCACGCATTAGCTTTGATGTATTCGTTGGCTTCTGCTAGATCGGTAAATACTTGCAAAACTTCACCGTTTTTATCAAGGACGCGGAAAATAATTCCTTTTTTGCCTAAAAACTTGATTGCCATTTTGTCGATTGTCATTTGCTTTATTCTGTTGGTTGTTGATGTCTTTATTGTAGCGCAACAATCAACTAATGCAAGTGGATATTAAACTATTTAATAGGGGTAAACCCTAATCCTTTTGGGGACAGCAGACAGTCACACATAGGGGCCGCAGCTCACGCAGCGCAGGCCGCCACTTAAAACATTGCTTGCCCCAAACCTAAACGCCGAGTCATGCGCATGCTTGATGCGTGTCCTGCACGGCAAAATGCAGGAATCTCCTAAACGCTAAGCGCAGGCGTATGCAAGCGGGACGCAACGGCAGGCTTACAGCGCGGGCATCGCGTTAGACCGTATGTAAGGCCAGGACATGAGAACAGACGATAAGCGCATTAGAGGCAGGACACTACAGGCCAGGCGCTTGAGGGTGTGGACTGCATCGCCCTACTGCGCCATGTGCGGCAGGCTATGCGCTTATCCCGCAGGCTTTGAGCTTGACCACATTGTGGCACTGGACGCAAGAGGCGCGAAGGGTGAGGACACAGAGGACAACGTGCAGGTGCTGTGCGCAGGGCTGAATGGATGCCACGCACGCAAGACAGCTACAGACATGGGCTACAGGCACCGCGAGACGATAGGCATAGATGGCTACCCGGTGGCGTAAAACGCACGCGAGGGGCTGTCCTGTTGCAACCTATGGCCATTTGTATGGCATGAGGCAGCGCAGGGGGGGGGCGTAAAAAGTCTTGGGCGTTTGCGGCGTAAACCGTTCGGTTGCCTCTATTTTCACAACCGCGATAAACGAACCGGGGGTTAGAACTTGACCGACGAGCTAGAAATTACGTATTTGCCGCTGGAAGGCTTGATACCCTACGCAAACAACAGCCGCACCCATTCTGAGGCGCAAATTGCCCAAATAGCAGCCAGCATCAGGGAGTTCGGTTTCACAAACCCGATCCTGATTGATCAGGACGGCGGGATCATTGCCGGGCATGGCCGGGTACTGGCGGCGCGTAAGCTGGCGCTGGACGTTGTGCCGACGATCATGCTGGCCGGGTTAACCGATACCCAGCGCAAGGCGTATGTGATCGCCGATAATAAGCTGGCATTGAACGCGGGCTGGGACGACGAGCTGCTGGCGCTGGAGCTGTCAGAGCTTGGCGAGCTGGGTTTTGACCTTGAGCTAACCGGCTTCACGCAGGAAGAGATCGACGCGCTGACACCCGAGCAGACCCGAAGGCTTGACCGACGAGGACGCAGTGCCGGAGGTGCCTGTCGAGCCGGTGACGAAGCTGGGGGACGTTTGGCTTTGCGGCAAGCACCGCGTCAAGTGCGTCGACAGTTGCAGCATCGCGGACATTGAGAGCCTGACGGATGGCCAGCCTGTTGATATGTGGTTGACCGACCCGCCATATAACGTGGCTTATGAGGGCAAGACAAAGGACGCGCTCAAGATTAAGAACGACAGCATGGGCGACGATGAGTTCCGCATCTTCTTGCGCGATGCTTGCGTGACCGCCGACACTGTAATGAAGGCCGGTGCAGTGTTTTACATTTGGCACGCCGATTTGGAAGGATATAACTTTCGTGGGGCTTGCCAAGACGCCGGGTGGAAGGTTAGGCAGTGTCTAATCTGGAAGAAGCAGACTCTGGTGATGGGCCGACAGGACTATCACTGGAAGCACGAGCCATGCTTGTACGGCTGGAAAGAGGGCGCGGGACACCTTTGGGCTACTGACCGCAAGCAGACGACTATTTTGGAGTTTGATCGGCCATCACGAAGCGGTGAGCACCCGACCATGAAGCCGGTGGCGCTGTTTGAGTACCAGATGCTCAACAACACAAAGGGCGGTGACATTGTGCTGGATAGCTTCGGCGGAAGTGGGACGACAATGATCGCAGCAGAAAAGAATGGACGCTATGCCCGCCTGATGGAGCTTGACCCCAAGTACTGCGACGTGATCGTGAAGCGCTGGCAGGAGTTCACCGGCAAGCAAGCGACCCTGGAAGCAGACGGTCGCTTTTTTAACGACTGCACAACTTGACTTCGGGCCGCAAGCCAAAGCCAACAGCTTTAAAGCTGGTAACCGGCAACCCCGGCAAACGGGCGATAAACAAAAAAGAGGCCCGGCTAGACCTGGCCGAGCCAACGCCGCCTGAGTTTTTGAACACCGATGCCAAGGTGGAGTGGGGCCGCGTAGTCGGCACGCTGTACCGGGCCGGGCTGATGACGGAGTTAGACCGCGCTGTGCTGTCCGCGTACTGCCAAGCCTACGGGCGGTGGGCGCAGGCCGAGCGGGCGCTGTCCCGCATGGCGGACAAAGACGAATACAACCGGGCGCTGATGGTCAAGACTCACAACGGCACGGCAGTACAAAACCCGCTGGTCGGGACGGCAAACAAAGCAAAGGCCGACATGGTGCGTTACGCCGTTGAATTTGGTATGACGCCATCGGCCAGATCAAAAGTGAACGCTACCCCGCATGACCAAAAGCCCGAAGACATCACTAAAGAATTCTTCGGATGACCCTTGCACGGCCTATGCCAGCGAAGTAGCGGCAGGCCAGCGCATAGCAGGCCCGGACATACGCAACGCCTGCGCACGGCACCTGAAAGACCTCAAAGAAGGCAAGAAGCGTGGGCTGGTGTGGGATTTAGAGGAGGCGAACAAGGCCATCCGGTTTTACAAGAACGTCCTCAAGCTGAACGGCGGCGATTACGAGGGCAAGCCCTTTAACCCGTTGCCGTGGCAGTGCTTCATTATTGGCTCGCTGTTTGGCTGGAAGGCCCGCGACGGCACAAGGCGCTTCCGGGTGGCCTACGTTGAAACCGGAAAAGGCTCTGGCAAGTCGCCGCTTGCTGCTGGTATTGGATTAAAGGGCTTGACTGCTGACGGAGAGGCTAGAGCAGAGATTTACGCCGCAGCGACTAAAAAAGATCAAGCGATGATTTTGTTCCGCGATGCTGTGGCGATGGTCCAGCAGTCGCCAGAGTTATCGAAGCGGCTGACGACAAGCGGCGGTGGCCAGAATATCTGGAACCTTGCTTATTTGCAGACTGGCTCATTCTTCCGGCCAATATCTAGCGATGACGGGCAATCAGGCCCAAGGCCTCACATGGCGCTAATTGACGAGGTACATGAGCATAAAACCAATGTAGTCGTCGAGATGATGCGGGCGGGCACGAAAAGCCGTAAGCAGGCGCTGATTTTCATGATCACCAATTCCGGCTCGAATAAGCTGGGGCCGTGCTGGCAGTACCACGAGTACGGCGCGAGTGTGGCGGCGGGCGACAAGATAGACGATGGTTTCTTTGCCTTTATTTGCAGCCTTGACGAATCTGACGACCCAATCCAGGATGAATCCTGCTGGTACAAAAGCAACCCATCATTACAAGACGCCGACCTACCCGGCATCAAGTACCTGCGCGAGCAAGTAACCGAGGCACGCGGGATGCCGTCCAAAGAGGCGATGGTACGGCGGTTGAATTTTTGCGAGTGGACGGGGGCCGAATCGCCGTGGATAAGTGCCGACGTATGGAAAGCGGCGGGCCGTGAGTTTGACTGGCGCGAGTTACGCGGACGGCGTGCCTGGGGCGGGCTTGACCTGTCCAGCACCACCGACCTTACCGGGCTGGTGTTTTTGGTGGAGCCGGTGCTTGATGGTGAACCTTGGCTATTGGTGCCCTTCGCATGGTTGCCCGATGAGGACTTGCAGCGCAAAGCCGATCATGACCGCGTGCCTTACGTGCAGTGGCAGACGATGGGCTACCTGGAGACAACGCCGGGGCGTGCCGTCAGTAAGCGCATGGTGGCGCAGCGATTGTCCGCACTGTCCGAGTTTTTCGACGTCCAGGCCGTGGCCTATGACCGCTGGCGTATCGAAGATTTGCTGGCGATGGCGAATGATGAGGGCATCACGCTCCCCGAGATGGTGCCGTTTGGCCAGGGGTACAAGGACATGAGTCCGGCAGTCGAGCATTTTGAAACGCTGCTACTGAATAACCAAATTGCGCACCCGCATCACCCGGTTATGAACTGGTGTGCCAACAATGCAATCTGTACCGCCGACGATGCGGGCAACAGGAAGCCGTCAAAAGAAAAGGCCACGGGCCGTATTGACTTGATCGTCGCGGCCATCATGGCTGCGGGCATTATGCAAGAGCAAAACACAGAAGACTTAACCGACTTCTTAAACAACCCGGTATTCTCCTAATGGCACTTTTTTCTACTTTCCTCGGCTGGTTTCGGGGTGGCGGTGCCATGTCCGAGCGGCAGGGCGAACAGTTGACTGCGCCCAGTTCCGCGCTGGTTGAGGGGACGCAACAGATAGGACCCGATGGCGCGCTGCAAATTGCTGCCGTTTGGTCATGTATAGAGCGCAGGGCTAATATCGTTGCGTCACTGCCATTTTTTGCCTATGAGCGCATGGCGAACGGGCAAAAAGACCTTGCACGCACGTCGCGCCTGTTCGCGCTGTTGCACGATTCACCTAACGCACGGATGACGCCCTACGAGTTTTGGCGGGCCATGATGATGAATCACGACCTACGCGGCAACGCTTACGCCCGGATTGACCGGGACGCCAGGACCGGCGAGGCAATGAGCCTGTGGCCGATGCCCGCCGACCAGGTGAGCCATTTTGTGTTGCCCGATGGCACGATGATCTACAGCTACCGCATTGAAAACGATGTAGCTGTGTTCCCGGCTGAGAACGTGCTGCATTTGAAAAACCTTGGCAACGGCACAGTCGGGCTGTCTAAACTGGACTTTATGCGGGCGACGACCGACGAAGCGACAAAAGCGCAGACAACGGCCAGCAAGCTATTCGGCGCGCAGGGCAAGCCTACCGGCGTCCTGATGGTGGATAGCGTACTCAAGCCCGACCAGCGTGAAGCGCTGCGCAAGAACTTCGGCGATATGGCTATGGGTAACACCGGGCGCTTGTACGTCCTTGAGGCGAATATGAAATATCAGCAATTGAGTTTGTCCCCCGAAGATATGCAATTGCAGGATGCGAGAAAATACGGCGTTGAAGAAATATGCCGCTGGTTTGACGTGCCTCCGGTGCTAGCGCATCACAGCAACGTGACGACCTGGGGCAGCGGGATCGACGCAATCATGGACGGCTGGTACAAGTTAAGCGTGCGGCCCCTATTGGTGAGCATTGAGCAATCCGTCCGAAAACAAGTCATGACCCCGGCGCAGCGAGCGCGGCAATCTGTCGAATTCAATTTTGATGCGCTGCTACGCGGCAACGCTAAAGACCGTGCCGAGCTATACGCCAAAAACGTACAAAACGGCATCATGACCCGAAACGAGGCGCGGCAGTTGGAGAACTTGCCGCCCGATCCGTCTGGTAACGACCTAACCGCGCAATCCAATCTCTTACCGCTTGCTATGTTGGGCAAGGTTCAACCGAAAGGAGGCTTAAATGCTTCTGCACAAGACACTATCGCTCAGTGATGCCGTTTTGAAAATGGACGGCGAAACCGGAAAATTCTCCGGTTATGCCTCAGTTTTTGGCGGTGTTGACAGCTACGGCGACACCATCGTCAAAGGCGCGTTTGAATCAACCCTGCGCAACAACGGCAAGCCAAAAATGTTTTTTAACCACGATTGGACTATGCCAATCGGCAAATGGACGGTTGCTAAGGAAGATGACCACGGCTTGTATGTCGAGGGTGAACTTACCCCCGGCCTTTCCCTGTCCGCTGACGTGAAGGCGGCGCTCAAGCACGCCACGCTTGACGGTCTGAGCATCGGCGGCATGTTGAAAAAGGGGGATTTTGAGGAAACCGAAAAAGGCCGAATCATTCGCAAATGGTCAACCCTCATGGAAGTTTCACCGGTGGTTTTTCCCGCCGACAGCGCGGCGCGGGTTGACCTGTCGAGTGTGAAAAGCATTGATTTTGAGGCTCTGCTGCCTGAGTGCAAGACAGAGCGTGATATTGAACGGCTGCTGCGGGATGCGGGGCTGGGCAAGTGGGAGGCAATGGCGATTGTTTCCCGCGCTAAAGCAATCTTTGAAGGGCGGGATGCCCAAGAAGTTGCAGAAGCGAAGACGACCGCGCTGATTCTTGGGCGACTGCAAAAGATAAGCGCATGACGCAAGACCCCGCAACCAAGCGAACCGCTCACTGAGGCGGTTTTTTTATGTCCATTGAAAGGTAAACCATGTCTGAAGCAATCCTCAAAGCCCTCGATTCCGTCGAGGCAAAACTCAAAGCCATGTCTGAAAAGGCAGATGGCGAAATGCAAACCCAGGGTAAGGTGTCCGCCGACACGAAAACCGCACTCGATACCATCGGCACGCAGCAGCGCGAGCTGGCTGACCGCCTGACTTCTCTGGAGCAAAAGGGCGTTCTGCGTCCCGAAGGCGAAGCCACTGATGAAGGCTGGGGCGCACAGTTCACCAAGTCCGACAGTTACAAGGCTTTCCAGTCCGGCTCTACCCAGAAAGCCCGAGTCGAGTTGAAAAACACCTTGGTCGGCGCAGATGCCAACGTCGCCCCTGATCGCCGCCCTGGCATCGTTCCTGGCGCAGCCGCTGTGCTGACCATCGAATCGCTGTATTCCAGCATCCCGACGACCAGCAACGCCATTGAGTTCACAAAGGAGGCGTCCTTCACTAACTCGGCGGCAGAGGCAGCAGAGGGCGCAGCCAAGGCTGAATCGGCGCTGACGTGGTCGCTGGTGAGTACGCCGGTTGCAACCGTCGCGCACTGGATCAAGATCAGCCGTCAACTTGCGATGGACAACACGGCCCTGGCCGCTTACGTTGAAGCGCGTATGCGCTACGGCGTGCAGCGCAAGGTGGAGACACAGCTTGTTTCTGGCGACGGTGTTGCCCCAAATGTTGCCGGTTTCCTGAAATCTGGCAACTTCACCGCGCACGGCTACGCCGATGCGGCCTTGGGCTCTACGCTGAAAAAGCTGGTTTTGATCCGCAAGATCATCGCCGACCTGGAAGTGGCCGGCTACACGCCTGGCGCGATTGTGTTGAACCCTGCCGACTGGGCAACCATTGAAATCGACCTGCTGACCTCTGCCGTCAACGCCGTCCGTGTTTCGTACATGGCCAGCGGCCAGCCGATGTTGTGGGGCGTGCCCGTGGTCAAGTCTGTCGGCATGACTGCTGACACCTTTGCGGTCGGTGACTTTGCCCAGCACGGCAACATCTACAACCGTGAGGGCATCGTGGTGCAAATGTCTGAGTCTGACTCCGACAACTTCACTAAGAACTTGATCACGCTGCGCGCTGAGCGTCGTTTGGCTCTGACCAGCGAAGTACCGGCGGCTATCCGCGCAGGCGACCTGAACCCAGCGTAAGCGGGACTCAACCAAAGGGGCCGGGCAAAACCGGCCCCTTTACTGGAGGCTTTTATGGTCAAGATTAAGTTTACAAAATTTGGTGCAAATAGCGCAATCGGCGGATTTGCGCCGGGCGACACCTTGCGCTGTGGCGAAGCGATGGCGCAGCACTTTATTGATACCGATGTAGCGGTCTAC